AATGAGACATTCACAGAACAAGCGCCACGGCGCTAAACAGTTCCGTCGGAACACCAGCAAGACCAAAGCGATCAACATGCGCTCGAATACTCGAGGCGGTTTCCGACTCTGAAAATGCCCTGCTACAAACCAGGGCGAGGGCGCCAGGCGCCCAACGGCACGGTGACCTACTACGGTCACCTCCAAATAGCGGCGGGAAAACTCCCGCCGCTTCCATCTAACTACAAGGAATATCCACTCCCGTGCGGACAATGCACGGGATGCAGGTTGGAGCGCTCCAGACAATGGGCGGTCCGCCTCATGCACGAGGCCCAACTACATCAAGCCAACTCGTTCGTCACACTCACTTACAACGACCAGAACCTCCCAAACGCCGGCGCGAGTTCGAAGACTCACCGCGCCGGCGACGTCCGCCTGGGCTCGGACGCCAACACCAAGACACCGCGCACGCGCGAAACGCACACGCACGAAATCCAAGAGTCGGCGTCCTTAAGCAAAGCGGACTTACAGGCGTTCACAAAACGCCTAAACGAAGACGTTAGGAGGAGGTCTGGCAACGGGGTGAAATACTACGCATGCGGCGAATACGGGGATAAGACCCACCGGCCGCATTACCACATCGCCATCTTCGGCGAAGATTTCGCCGATGATCGCTTCCCATGGAAGCGCTCTAACAACAAACAACTCTGGCGATCATCAAGACTAGAACGGCTATGGCCGTTAGGCGATGCATTCATCGGCGACCTGACATTCGAGTCAGCCGCCTACATCGCCCGATACGTCATGAAAAAACAGACGGGCGCAAAGGCCGTCGACCACTACATGAGAGAAAACGAAAGAGGAGAAAAATACTGGCTAACGCCTGAGTTCAACGTCATGAGCAGACGGCCAGGCATAGCAAAGAAGTGGTTCGACAAAAACAAAGACGACGTGTTTCCACACGATCACGTCATCAGCCGGGGACACCCGGCCAAACCGCCCAGGGCGTATGACAAGTGGCTAGAGCAGATAGACCCCTATCTACTCGCCAACATAAAAAAGGCCCGCGAAAACGGGCCACACAATCCGGAGGACGAAACTCCGGCACGCTTGGAAGCGCGAGAGACCGTCGCGCTCGCCAAGCTCAATCAAAACAAACGGTCACTGGAGTAACCATGGAACTGCAAATCATCTGTACCCGAGACATCGTAGCAAACGTCTACGGACAACCCATGTTCGTAGTCCACATCGGACAGGCGATCAGGTCATTCGGAGACGAATGCCAGCGCGCCGAAAAAGGAAACGTGCTCTACGAGCACCCCGAAGACTTCGAACTCTGGCACCTCGGCCAATGGAACGACAACAACGCCCACTTCGAAATCGGAGAACCGAAACAACTCGCGGTCGGCGCTAACTACCGGAGACAGAAATAATGAACGTCCCCAACCAAAAACAGCGAAGCGTCAACGTACACGACTTCGCCATGAACCCCCGATCGGACGTACCCCGATCGGTGTTCGGAATGAACCACGGCCTGAAAACGGCCTTCAGCTTCAGCAACCTCATCCCGATCCTCATCGAGGAAGTACTACCAGGAGACACCTGGAAAGCGGGAATCAGCGTCGCCGCCAGAACGGCGACGCCCATCGTCCCCGTCCAGGACAACTGGCACCTGGACTTCTTCAGCTTCTACATCCCCATGCGGCTACTCTGGACGAACGCCGCAAAATTCTGGGGAGAGCAAACAAACCCAGCAGACAGCATCAGCTACACCATCCCGCTGATGCAGTCACCGACAGGCGGATACAACGCCAACAGCCTGGGCGACTACATGGGCCTACCTACCGTCGGCCAAGTCGCCGGTGGCTCCGCCGTCTTCCACAACGCAATGCCCATGCGGGCATACAACCTGGTCTGGAACCAATGGTTCCGCGACGAAAACCTCCAGAACTCCGCAACCGTCGACCTGGACGACGGACCGCAGGTATCCACTCAATACCAGCTACAAAAAAGAGGCAAACGCTTTGACTACATCACGCAAGCGCTCCCGTGGCCGCAGAAAGGCGGGATTGCAGTTAGCCTTCCCCTGGGGACAACCGCAAAAGTTACCAGCCAAACTACCGAGCACACGATCACGGGCGGATTCGCGCTCCAATTCCGGCGAACCGACACCAACGCAAAACCAGGAACGAACCAGTACTACGGCGGCGACCCCGCCAGCACCGGAACATCAACCTCCGGCGGCGCCTGGACATCAACGGGCGGAGCGACGATCTACCCGACCAACCTTTATGCGGACCTAACTACCGCAACGGCCGCTACCGTCAACCAGCTGCGCCAGGCAATCACCCTCCAGCAATACCTGGAGAAAGACGCACGCGGCGGAACCAGATATACGGAATTCGTGTTCAACCACTTCGGAGTGAAAAGCCCAGATGCGCGACTCCAGAGACCAGAATTCATCGGCGGCGGACACGCCAACATCCTCACAACGGCCATCCCTCAAACAAGCGCTACAGGCGTCACTGGAAGCACAACACCTGCTGGCTATCTATCGGCTACCGGACACGTCAGCGGCCGAACCGGCTTCACGTACAGCGCTACAGAACACGGGTTCATACTCACCCTGGTGTCCGCACGGGCGGACCTCACGTACCAACAGGGCCTGCGTCGGATGTGGAGCAGATCCACGCGATATGACTACCCCGTACCTCTGCTCGCGAACCTGGGAGAGCAAGTCCTCTACAACCGGGAAATCTACTGCGACGGCAGCGCCAACGATCCGCTCGCGTTCGGCTACGTCCCACGATGGGACGAATACCGACACATCCCAAGCCGAATCACAGGCCTCTACAGATCCACAACCGCAGGCACCATCGACTACTGGCACTCGAGCCAGAAATTCACCTCACTACCGACGCTGAACGCGACGTTCATCACCGACGCCGCCGACGTCGTCACACAGAGAAACTTCGCAGCGGGAGCGAGCTCGGCGAACCAACAGATCCTCGCCGACTTCTACTTCAACGTCTCGGTAGCTAGAGCACTACCCGCGTACGGAATCCCAGGACTCAACAGGCTCTAACATGACCGACCCAACACCGTACTACCTAACAAACGCCAACTGGAGCACACCCAGCGGAGGCGGCTCAACCGGAGGATCCACGGGCAGCACGCCCTGGTACAACTCCATCGACTACGGAGACATCCTGAATGCACTCATCCAAGGCGGAAGCGCCTACGCAAGCTACGCAGGCGCGGCAAACGCTAACGCTAAAAACCTCGCGAACTCGCGAGAACAAAGAGCGTTCGAGGAACGCATGTCCAACACAGCCGTACAACGGCGCGCCGCGGATATTGAAGCCGCAGGTGGTAACCGTGCGCTCGCGTTTGTCAACGGAAGCGAAGCAAGCACTCCAACATATACTCCGGCGCACATGGAAAATCCGCTGGGCAACGCCGCTGACATCCTCAGCAACGCCACCGGAAAACTCAGCGCGCAGCGAATCCAACAACAACAAATGATCGCGTCGCAATCGAACATCCGCCTAACTAACGCACAAGCGGAACTCGCCAGCGCGAACACCAGAAACACCAACGCCGACACCATGCTGAAGCTATCTACCGGCAGCAAAGTCGAACAGGAGACCAGCAACCTCAAAGTCACCAACGAAGCGCTATTCCGAGCGCTCGACGGCCAAATGAGCGAAAACGTCATCAAAGCAATGCAAGCCTACGTGGCCGTCAACGGAGCCGACGCCACGATAAACGCGATCAAATCCGACGCGATCCTAAAACAGCTGCACATCAGCCCAGCCGCACTCCACGCGGACTGGACCGACATCAAGAAAAAAGCACTCGACGCAATCATCCATCCGCCGACCACGGCGGAAGAAGTCAAGAAACTACTACCGGGATTTGAAACACAATGAAATACGAATTCATCATGCCCACGGGCGAGATACAGAAAGTAGATAGACCGGAGTGGAAAACTCCGTTCAATCACAACACCAACTTCGAAAGCGACAGGACGGCAACCTTCTGCGCAGAGCCGTCCCTAACAAAACAGGAATTCGCCGAGGAAGCGGACATCAACACGATCCTGAAGCGATTCCTGAAAACCGGAGAGCCACCACCAATGGCACTCCCGGAACACTTCGTCGACACCACGACGAAGCTCACGCACCACGAAATGCAGACACGCCTGGCCGAAGCCAACGCGATGTTCTACACGCTCAACGCGCAGATCCGAGCCGAACACCAAAACGACCCAACGCAATGGGCCGACGCGGTGACCCAAGCAGTCACCCAGGGCGACGGAGACGCCCTGGACAGGCTCGGAATCGATACCCGCGCCGAACGGGCCGAAGCCCTCAGAAAGGCGCAGGCGGCCTCTGACGAGGCCGCAAAGGCCGCCCAGGAGGCGGCCAACAAGAGCAACACGGAAAAATAGCTCCGTGTCACTCAGCACACTTACACCAAGAAGGGACGTGTGCTAGAAGGGGGGCGAAAGCCCCCCTTTTTCATTGACAACCCCGGAGAACTCTGAATGAGACATTCACAGAACAAGCGCCACGGCGCTAAACAGTTCCGTCGGAACACCAGCAAGACCAAAGCGATCAACATGCGCTCGAATACTCGAGGCGGTTTCCGACTCTGAAAATGCCCT